GCTGTTTCCAGACTCATACTGATTAACAAAAATATTACTACTAGTAATACTTTTTCCACTACCCCTTTTTCCTCCAATGAGGATAAGTTCTTGTCTAGCCACTCCACCAAGAACACTGTCAAAAGTATTATTAAGCCCAAGATAAACACGCTCTTTCTCCAACTGCTCTGGATGTTGAAACATCATTATATCAGCCATAGTAAAGACTTTTTCGCTAGTGTGTGTCTTTTCTTCAATTGTAAGGGCAATTGTGGCTAGGTTTTCTTTTATCTCATTACTGTCGTATAGTGGGATTTTATCTACAAATTTATCTAGTAATTTTACTGTTTCGCTTTGCGTGTAGTGATCAATCAGTGCATCAAGCGCTACTTCTGCACTTACATCAGGAACTTCAGTTAGCTTTAGTGTGGCTAGAGTTTTTGATGCTGGGCCTTCTCGCAGTGTAAGCTCTAGATCATCAAAATTTGGTAGTGCACCGTACTTTTCATAGTGCTTATTGATGATGCTGTACAGGGACGAGTAAGCCGAGTCCAAAAACACCAGCTTTAGCTTTGCCCAGATATCTAGGCTCTGCTCTTGAAGCAGCTTGTTTAAGACAACGGCTGAAACATCCATATTATCCTACCTTGGATTCATTGTCTACAATAACTTGGTCTACAATTTCGGTTACTTTATAGAGTACTTGATCTCGTAATCGTTTAATATCTTGCTGATAACTACTGCCTTTATCAAAGAGCATACTAAGTTGCTCATGAGTAATTAATTGCTGCAAACCAAAGTAAATATGATCATAAGCCATTGTAGACTCTGGTGTGATTTCTACTTGTGCTAGTCTACCGTAGTTATGAACCGCTTGTTTTACCACTTCTTCAACAGTAAACGATTCATTATCATGATATGTAATTGTTACTTTCATTTACTGGCTTCCAAAGTAAAAAAGGCCGGGAGCCTTTAAAAAACTCCCGGCCCTGCTGTTAAAGTGCTAATTAAGCAGCAAGTTTAGCTTCTGCTTTGGCCTTTTTATCAGCGCCTTTGTAGTCAGCAACATTGATACCACGACGAGTAAGCAGAGTACGCAGACCGCGCTCAGTCTTATCAACTGCAGCAGCAATTTCTGCCACAGTCATACTAGCAATGCGCTCACCAAGAGCCACAATTGGATCTACCTGATCTTTAGCGTGTGACTCACGCTGAGCAGGAATCCTAGCAATTTGACCCTTACGCGTCAGGCTAAGAGCTTTACCGCGCACACTTGCAACGGTTTTGCCAAGCGCCTGTGCAATATCTTCGATATAGCTACCACGTTCGGCCATTTGCACAAACTTAGCCTCTTCAGCATCAGTATAGCTGCGAGCCACTTCAACCTTCTCAGCAGGCTTAACTGAGCCAGTCAGTTCCAGTGCAAGCAATTTGCCCTGAATTTGTTTTGCGGTAAACTTGCCACTAGCAAACGACTCAGCAATTTGCTTGTAGGTAAACATACCTGGATTACCAGATACAAACAGCTCAAGCGCGCGGCTTTCTTCGCTGGTAAATGCACTGGGTTTAACTTGAGCCATACTGGCCACTTCGTGGTCAAGTTGGCGGAGTTTAGCAGCAACGCTGCGAGTAGTGAATTCAAGAGCTTCTGCGGCCTCTTCGACTTTAGTAACCGGTACAGGAGACTCGTTACCTACAATTTGCAGGAGTTGAGCAACGGCTTCGTCAGACCACTTTTTAGTTTTTTCAGTCATATGTTTTCTCGTTTAAGAATTGTGATAAGTTTTCGATAATTGTAATGCCGAGTTCGTCGGCTTTGGTACGTTTTGAGCTGCCTTTGTTATCCTCATCTACTAAATAATTAGTTTGTTTAGTTACTGTTTCAGTAACTTTAAAACCGGCTTGTTCTAGTGCTTTAGTAGCCTCTGCCTTATTTTTAAATGAAGTTAGTTTACCAGTTATGCAGACGCTTTCGGCACTTACATTGGCTACTGGCTTATTGCTTGCTTTGAAAGAGAATGGCAAAAACTCTTTCATTTCTATAAAATCTGTCTCCAGCCAAGAGATTAGATTATTAGTAACTTTTTCTCCTAAACCTGCCTGCTTGCAAGTTTCCGCAGTAATTTCAGTTATATCACTGACTACTTTACTGACTTTTTGTGCAGCAGTATTGCCTACTAGTGGAATACTAAAAGCAGGCAAGATGGTTGCTAAGTCACTGTGTCGAGAACGATCAATTTCTGCTAATAATTTTACTGCGATTTTTTCACTACCCAGTCTGTTAATAATTTCATCAAGGTCGAGATAGTAAATCTCAGTAATATCAGTTAGTTCTAATTTCTCTAGTGTTTTAGCACCCATACCCTTGATGCCCAATGTTTTACAAAAATGCTCTAACTTTTTGCCTAGCTGTGCACTACAGGCTTGATTACGACAAAAAAGTTGGTCGTTAACAAGCTCTAGGGCATAATTGCAACACGGACAAGTAGTTGGAATTTTGATCTTCATTGTGCGTTTTTCAAGTTTAATAATGTATTATACAGCATTAGGTTGCGTTTTGCAAGTCTAAATTTTCTATGCCTCTACCTTGTGCAATACGCAGGGAATAATTTCTCCTGCCCTGATAATAGCCACGGTGTCTCCAATCTCCAAGCCTAGTGCTTCAATGAATCCTGGATTATTGAGTGTGGCTCGGCTTACCACCGCATCGCCTACTAGCACAGGTTCTAGGATTGCCACTGGTGTTACTTTGCCGGACTTACCCACTTGCCACTCAACGTCTAGCAATTTAGTTTCTACGTGCTCAGCACGCTCTTTGCGAGCATAAGCACCACGAGGATGTTTACTAGTATAGCCTAGGTGTTCAAACTGGTGATTGTTATTTAATCTGAATACTACGCCGTCTGTGGGATAGATTTTTTCTAAATCAGTTTCTTGAACAGTATTAAATCCAAACCGCTTTAGCATCAGCATATCTGCGTCATAGGTTTGGCCTACAAATGGCTGAACACCGTATGCAAAGAAAGTAATTGCACGAGTGGAGAACTCAGTTACATCTTTAAGATTAAGTGCACCAGCAGCATAGTTACGGGCATTGGCAATGTGACTTGGAGCCACAACTTCGCCAGTAACTTGAAGCACGCCTATATACTCAATAGTATGTGGAACTAAGCTACTACTGCTTAAAATCTTGTCGGTAATAAGTTGACCCTCTACTCCATCACCACGAGTAAGTGCCTGTACCAACTTGCCGTCTACATAGAGTAGGCTAATAGCTGCGCCGTCCAGTTTAACACTCATGCTTACATCGCCCATGCCTGCGATAGGATTGGGCTTGCCCTCATCCTCGTAGTGCTTTTGCAGCGAGTACATAGGATAATAGTGCTTGGCCTTCAAACCCTGAGCTTGTGCGCCTACTGCTGAATACTTAGCAGTTTCAGCTAGGCGATCAAACTGTTCGTCACTGATAATAGGAAAGCCAGCATAGTAAGCCTGACTTGCTGCATCTAAGTATTGTTTAAGGCTCATAGTTCTTGTACAAACTCACAAAGAAGTTGATTGTGTCTACCACCATGCCAGTGCTCTAGTTCATCCATTTCGTGCCACCAGTATTCACTTTCTGGATGACAACCAATCAAACCAATACTGCCTTGATAGATTGCCATTGCGTCGCCGTTTTGATATGTAGCTACTACTTCGGCATTGTCGGTGTCACCTACAAAAGCACAGCCGTCATAAAAGTACATATGCTCCAGATCACCCATCCAGTTTACTTTAGCAGTGGTAGCATACTCTGTGTTAATCTCTGCACCTACGCGATTAATATACTGTACTGGCTCGATACCGGTCAGCAAGTCAAAATAGAATGATCCTGCCCAGTACGCGCCCATGCAGATGCCCAAGTATTTGCCGCCGTGATCAATAAAGTCTTGAACTGCGTTGATATGCTCAACACTAAAGATTTCGTCAAACTCGTCGCTGTCGCCAACACCGCCGGGAAAGGCAAGAATATCTACAGTTTCCAAAAAATCTTCATTTAAATCTTCAATGCCAAACAGTTTAACCCTAAACTTGGGTTCAAAGGCTGCTTCCATAGCCAGCGCACATTCTACTTCACAGATGGGATCGTGAATAAAAATCGCAATTGTCTGTTTCATAGCCTTTTCCTTTTTCAAAATATGTTATATTATAGCAGTTTAGGGTCACATTGTCAAGCGGGTTTTTCTAATAGCTGTCTAGCATAGCTTTCAATAATTTCGTGTCCTTCGGCTGTACTGCAAATATCAAATAAACCGTCTAGCAAGCTGTAGATATTTTGCAGTGAAGCTGGAATACTAATACCCTCTTTGCTAGGAATCCACTCGCCTTCATAGCTTAAAAAGTATTTACGCAGTTGAATATACGTAACGTCTTTAAAATCATTAACTACAAGTTTAACCTGAAAACCTTTTTCTAGGTTTTCTTCAATCAACTTTTCATATAAAATATCGCTGGTCATATTGTGCCTATGTTAAAGTGTGCGCGAATGTAGGCGTCCACAGTTTCAGGATTTTCAGCATACACTTCTAGCGGAGTCTTATAACTAAAGTCTGCATTTTTAGTTACCCACCAACGTGTAACTAATACTTCTTTGCCAAAGTAATCCATTAGCAAGTTGTCGTATCGTTGCTTTAGTGTACTCACAATTTTACTCCTAATTCACGCAAATGTTGTAGGCTAGCTAATTCACTAGCAGGTTGATAGGCACTTTGCAACCAGCGCTCGCTTAACAACCAGATTCGGTAAATCCAGCCATGTTCGGGATGCTTTTGCTCAGCACAGATTTTTGCCATAGAATCGTATCTAGCGCTGTAAACTACTTCGTCAATGTTAAATCTATCACGCATAGCGCCTTCAGGAATTAGCTCTGGCCTAAAGTAGTCGGGGCTAGTTTTACGAACAGGCACACTGTACTTTTCTAGGGTTTGCTTGATAAGCTGTGTACCACGAAAAGTAGTTTTAGTGATGGCATCAATAGTTTCACCAGCCAAATAGCTTTGAATAATGTATTGTACCTCATCCAAACTAAGTGGCTTGCCACGTTTTTCTGCTCTGCGCTTAGCGTCCTTTTCTTTACGATCTTTGTGTTGCTGTACAAGCTGATCTAGGCGTGTAGTATTATAGCTCATGCCAAGAATTTGACAAGCATCTTTTTTAGTAATTGGTTTTACACCTTGCTCTTTGGGTTCAAGCAAGGAGATTACTCTATCCAAATTACTATCAGTCATACGTTCTTGTTCAAGTTCGCTACGCTTACGAGCCATAATAATTTCCTAAATAGAAAGGGCAGCACAAGGCTGCCCAATATTTTTACAGTTTTAAGCCTTCAACACACTCAAAAAGTATACGGCTGCTTTACCTGTCATTTTGCTCAAAATATCTTCGTCGATTGGAGCACCCTTAGCCTCGATTGCTGCTTTCAAGTCAGCAATGCTAGACTCTTTGCTTACACGTTTGGGTGCATCACCAGCGGCTTTTTTATCACCGCTAGGTTTAGCAGCGGTGTCTTTTTTAACATAGACACCTGCTTGAACCAAAACCATACGAACGCCATTAGGCGAGGCTTCGATTTCTTCAGCAATGTCTTTGATGATCTCAGTACTAGACTCTGGCGTTGGCTCAGCGTCTTGATACATTTTAATTACTTGAGCCTTGAGCTCGTCATTCCATTGAGTCATATTTTTCCTTAGATAAGTTCAGTAGTTACGTCAAGCATTTTACTAGGAGTAAATTGACGATAATTGTGTTTTAAGTCATGTTTAGCAATTAACTGCATAGTTTCCTCATGTTGGCGATTTTTTAATTCGCGCATTTCACGAGTAAAGTGTTCAAACTCAACTTCAGGCAGTTCAGTAACATCAATTCCACCAAGCAGGTGCGTAGGTTCTTGTGTGACCACAACGGAGCGAAAGCTAGTGTCACCATTGGTTTTTGTGTACTTAAATTCCATGAATTTCATCTTAAATCCTTTTTGTGCAGTGAATTAATATTATAGCAATAATCAATTGCAAGTTCAAGTTTATTTTTCGCGTATAGCTCTGGTAATACCTAGCTCAGCATTTTTATAGAGTGAAGGAACCAGGATCAACCAAATCACAGCTGGGGCTAGTATGGTATTAACAATAAAAAAGATAACTAGGCTGATTATTGGAGCATTAGTAAAATCATTATCTACACCGTCTAGTTTAGCTTGGTAAATTGCAGGCCAAAATAGCACATAGATTAGTGTTAATGAAGTGGTTAGGGCAAAAATTGCGTAATATTCAAATGCCCCCATGAAGCCTATCTCCCAACTTAAAGCTGACTTTAAGATCACCTAAAGTTTTGGGATCAAATTTATTGCGTAAACTAGCTAAGGTTTGTTCTGCTAGTTTGGTATTACTGCTAAAAATATCGTGTGGGCAACTGCCGCACACTGCTTTAATCAATTGAGCTTCACGTTTCCTAGTTTTAGTCCAAGGACTAGTTTTTGGAGTTTTGCGACGATAACTAATATTTTTTAGTGCTGTTTCAATTTGTTTGTTATTTGGATTACGCTCTAGTGCTCTAAGCAGCTTACGCTCTCTGTTTGATTTCCAACGACTTTGTGACTGATATACAGTATACAAAGCCTGTTGGCCTTTACTAGATGTTTTACTCGCCATATGTATAATGTCCTGTTAGTGTGTAGCTACCATCACTACGTTGTTTGATGGTTAAACATCCGTTTTTTTCTAAGTACTCAAATACTTCAAATACTGATCCATAGTCTTTAAGATCAATGTCATATGCATAAAACAATCGCTTTATTGCATCTAAGTATTCTATTGTTACTAGAAGTTTTTGAGTACCTAATTCGTGCAGTATAATTTTAAAAGGATTCTTCGTCATCGTCAGCGTGGACTACAGCAATTTCTTCTGAGGAATTCTCTAGTTTATTCTTAACAATCTCAGCATGACGAATATCTTCATACTGATCCTGAATCTGCATCAGTGCGCTAATAAGTTCACTGATGCACTCAATGTGAATGGGGACTCTGCGACCACAAGTGTCATAGATAGTAAATTCATCTAGTCCACTAACACCGCTGCCGTATTCAATGCCATAGAAGAATGAGTGATTAACATGGCTTTTAGCCACAAACATATCTTCTGGATCAAGAACGTCCTTATTTTCAATTGAGCCAAAGTAGTATTTCATTTTGTTCCTTTTTTGTTAAATAATTTGCCAGAAATAATATTATAGCAAAATTATGCTGATTATTCAAGTAAAAATTTTTTGTTGTGGCAGGGATACTAGGATTCGAACCTAGAATAACGGAATCAAAATCCGTGGTGTTACCATTACACTATATCCCAACTGTTTGGCTCCCTAGCGTGGGATCGAACCACGGACCAACAGATTAACAGTCTGCTGCTCTACCGCTGAGCTACTAGGGAATTACTGGCGGAAAGTATAGGATTCGAACCTATGCGCCCATTTCTGAACGACGGTTTAGCAAACCGTTGCCTTAACCACTCGGCCAACTTTCCTTAAAACTGATAGGCTCTATTAATCGTCACCTTCTTCACTATCTAATTCCATAAACACATCTACTAAGATATCACGATAAGGTTGTGCAACCATATGCAAGTCTAGTAAGTAAGTATCTAGGTGGCAATTGCGTAACAATTGAGCATGATACATAAACTGACCATAAGCTTCCTGATCTTGGCTAATATTTTGATTAGCATAATCCTCTAGTGCTTGAGCTATTGTATTAAGCATATAATCTGGCATATCTGACTTAGTAGTAATCTTAACCAGCTTTAGTGCTTTGCCTTCACGATCACGCATAATTTGATTGCGCTTAGCTTCTGCCCAAGTTTGACCGCCGTCTCCGCCCCACATATCCCAAGCTACACGACCCTTGCTAGGAAAACCCTCTTCGCCACTGTTAAATCCAGTAGCGCGTTTATCTACCTCATGTCGGCTGAAAAAACTGTGCATCCTGAGCACAACACTAGCACTAAGTGGTTCACGGTTTTTAAGTTGATTAGCACGAGCCAAACCTACCAGCGTACCGCCTGGTTTGCCCTCCTCATGCCACTTTAGTGCACGTTTGGCTGCACTTGCCATGCCCGTAGTAGGCGTATAAGTTTCTGCCATTTTAACTCCTAAGGATTAGCTAGGAAAAATGCAAAAGCAAATCCCAGCGGTGTCATTGATCGTAATTCTTTAGTTCGCTCACTTTTACCGCCCAGCTTCATTATCCACGAATTAGGGTCAGGCTCAACTGGTGTTTTGGGCAAGTCACGGTTAAACTTACCCCATAAACCAGTTTTCTTGGTATAGGCATCGCCAAACCAGTGTGGTTGAAAATACCAGGGATCGCCTAGTTGTGGACGTAGTTTTTGCAATCTGCCTACTGGATTTTCTATAGCCCAAAAGTGCGGTTTGTAGTAGTCTATTAATTTTAGTGTTTTGTCTACTAGCTGTAGGCTGGCTGCGGTTCTGCCATCCAAGTCTTTTTGTTTCCAATATTGTGCACCACTACCAGCAAAATCTGTGCAAGGCGGAGCAGCTAGGATACCATAAATTTCATTAGGTAAGTCACTAGGCAATAGTTCTAGAATATCAATATCTAATTTAATATCTACTTGTAGTACATTATAGCCAGCCTCTTTGTAATACTTAGGCCAATTACCGCTGTAGTCGAACAAGGACAAAATCGTTTTCATAATACAATCTCTGCAATATGTCTAGTCGTTCTTGTTCAGTGTAACTAGTCCACATAGTAATTTCTTCTCGGGTACGACCACAGCCCACACAAATTTCAGTATTAGGATTGATCTTGCAAATCTGTTGACACGGAGTCAGCATCTCTTTCTAACCTTCTAGCTTCGCATAGTGATTCTACGCGCTTAGTTACTTCATCACTGTGTAGCCACAAATCTTTGTTTTCTAGCAAGCTATCAATCTCCTTGCTAGTTAAGAAGTTCTTGTAGATGTACTGTAGGAATTGTTTAGACCACTCGCGTTCAAATACAGCTTGATCGTAAATCTCGCCACCTTTGCCAAACATACCGCCACTGTAGTTGTGAAACATAAATAAACTGTGTGGTGTAATCTCAAAAATATCTGCACATAAAAAGATCATTGTAGCAGCACTAATGCAACTGCCCTCAACACTGCACACTACAGTAGCTTGCGTTTCACTTAACACACGCATAAATTGAATAGCTGTATTAAGATCACCACCGCTGCTATTAATGTAGATTTTTACTACATCTTCTTCAGTAGCACTACGAATGGTATTAAACCACTCAATATAATCCTCTGGTCCAGTAATTTGGCCGCTTAGATAAAACTCATAAAGTGCGCTGGTGCATTTACGAAATCCACGATTCAATCCTGTATCCAGTATAAACGTATCTTCTTGTTTGTTCATGAGTTGTTATCCAATAAAAAAGCCCCCCTTGGTTACAAGGCGGGGGCATACCTCGGCACTAGCTTAAGCTGCTAGGGCAAATACCTCATCGTTGGCATTTATAAGTTTTGCTTGATTTACGGTCATCGCCTACCGAGTTGTCCACTTGCATACTTATCACACTGTCGAACCTAATTCGGGCCCATTATAAAGTATACTATGCCACGCTCTGAACCTAGACTCTTAGTAATATACTTTATGGTGGACCCGGGGGAGAACTGCCCTCCCCGTCCAGCGCGCCTTTCGGCTTGTTTCATACAACTATACTATATGCCATCAAAAGATAGCAAATCTTGTGGGCCATTTGATCCAGCCCAAAATGATTCCAGTATTTTGGCGATTTAGGATCGCCACATCCAAATTTAACTTTAGTCCAATCAATATGATAATGGATTATAGCTTCTACCACTGCTAAAACTACAGCTAGTCCCAAACCAATAGGCTGAACAAGCATTGAAAATACAAATAATACTACTAGTGTACCTATTAGGTGATCAAGACTATGACTAATGCCTATAGGGTCTTGATATATACCTTTACGAACAGTTTGTGCATAAGTCTGTACTTTAAAATCAGCATACCAATGTTTTAGTTCTAGTAATAGCAGCAAAAGTATTGTATTCATTTTGCGTGCCAGTTTATATCCTCAATTAATGCAGCAGCACTAATTTTATAGTTAATTACTTCTTGTCTAGTTAATTCTTTGGTAAGCTGCTCCAGCAAAAACTGTGCTTTAGGTTCACGATATTCTCTAGCAGCCCATAGCCAGCAAAATGCCTGCTCTTTATACTTATCAACATCTAGGTGTTGAGTATAGTACTCTGCTAGTACCATTACAGCAGCTAAATTTTTAGTTTTAGCTACTGTGGTTAGGTGCTCTAGGGCAATCTGAATTTCGCTTTCACTGGACACGCCGCTGTGTAAAACCATTAAACCAAGTTCATAGGCTGCTTCTGGATTACGTTCAGCACTTAATCGCCAGACTTTAATAGCTTTGCTGCGATGCTCGCCTAAAATACCACTAGCAAATACTTTGCCAATTTGAAACTGCCTATGACTATCAAAAAATCTACTGCACTCATCTAAGATGGCTACTACATAGTCTACTAATTGCTCAGGCACAATCTGCTTGCGACACATACTAACCAGCTCATCTAGGCTAGTAGCATCGCGATTGGTTACCCTGTGCATTAAAATTCTGGTAGCGTACTCATATTTGCCATCAGTTTTATAGTCTAGTGCAGTTTGCAGTGACTGGTTCATTGCAGAGCGATCATTAAGCACATGGCTAATCATGGCATCACGTTCTACTCTGCTTACTTCTTTAGGTTTATTACTAGGATTTTGTGTAGCGCCAGGTACAGGAATAGACCAAATCTTAATAGGTTTTGGAATATTCTTAAATTGTTGTTCGCCACGATCTACAAACTTAACACTAGGTAGCTTATCTGCTACTAGTCTGTAGAGTGTATGACTCATGCTAATACCGCCGTAATCAGCCATAGACTCAATTCTAGCGCCAATATTAACTGTATCGCCTAAGAGGTTAGTGCCGTAAACAACTACGTCTCCGTAGTTTAAGCCCATACGCCAACGCATAGGCGGTTTAGTGCTATGCTCATTACGATTGTGCAGCTTATGCTGACAGTCAATAGCAAACTGTACACAATTAACAGGATTGCTAAATTCTGCTAGCACACTATCACCGGCAGTATTAAAAATTCTACCACTGTAGTTATCAATAAGCGGATCAATAATACTTCTGCACTCGTCTAGTGCCTGTAAGGTTTCCTGCTCATCACGACTCATCATGCGGCTATAGCCAACAACGTCTGTACAAAATACGGCTACTGTTTTTTTCTCCATTGTAATTCCTGTGGTGCCCCTTGACAGAATCGAACTGCCAATTGATGATTACAAATCAACTGTTATACCATTTAACTAAAAGGGCTTAAATTGCTCGTTGTTGACACAAATCCTCAAACATCTTAAACAAGATTTCAAATTTAAGCTGGTACATGGTATACAAGCCTAGAAGCAAGTTTTGCATTTCGTCCTTGCTTAACTCACGCAAGTCATCAGCATTGTAAACAGTTTTAATATCGTCTACAACTCCCCAGCAATCCATAATTTGCTGTTCAAAATCAAAGCGACTAGTAGTTTGTGTTTTAGCGTCCATAAAAGCTCATTATATAAGTGTATACTTCTTTTAAATTACATTCAATAGGCAGGCGGTTTTCAAACTGTAAGTTTTTCTGGTACCACCAATAGTGCACTTGCTCTTGTGTGCCCAAAACTTCCAGCAAGACACGATTTAGGGTCTGATGTGCTGGTGAGTTGGGTAGTGGTCCAAGAGCAAGTGTGTTCATTGTTATTTCCTGTTAAACTCTCACTGAAATAATATTATACCTGTTTTAAAAATAAATTTCAAGTTGAAAATTTTTATAGTTTTACTTTACCTAAAGTATGAACTTCTTGTGGCCCTAAAAAATTAATACATCCGCCAGTTGATACTTTACGATAGTGTTTATGGGTTTCGTATACAATGTTTTCAAAATCGTTTTTAGCTTGAATAAAGGCGTGATAAGTTTGTCCGCCTTTAGCAGCAAAATTAGTAGCACATTCTACTAGGTTATCTGCTGAATTTAGTATTTCTTGTATTTCTGTTTTTTGTTCTTCGCACATATGACCATAAATTGTAATGGTTTCCATTTTCTCTGCATAGGTTAAGGTTGAGTAACGTAATTAATTGTGCCCACTAATCGGGCAGTGGATTTAATATTATTCTGAACAAGCCTGTCCATAGATTTGCTTTGTTCAGTATTACACCACAATAGGGCGGTTTTAGTGTTGCTGACTACAGTGCCGCCTAAATAGTCAATATTTGTATTCATATTTTGAAAATATGAAAAATATACGCTGCCCACATAACCAGTATCTGTAATACTAGTATAAGGTAAGCCTGCAAGGGTAAGTATGGAATCTTTATTACCGCCAGTTATACTGGTAACGGTAATATCAAATGTGCACCAAATACCCTGCCCAGTTTTTACATACTTGGCATTTTGTGTATTTAATGCAATTGTTCCACTTACACTACCTACTAATTGAGGTACCCAGGTTCCTATCTCAGTACCACCGCCGCCATTACTACTAATAGTGCCGTCTGGTTGAACTGTGATCCCGCTACCGATCTTAACTACACCAAGTGTAGTGGCAGTAGCAATTTCAGCATCTAGTATCACAGGAGTTAAAGCCTGGGTGTTGGGAGCAGGCGTTTGTTTTAACGCCTGTCCTGCAATGGTAGATGCTGGGGGTCTAACATAACTCATATTAGCCCCCGGTTAATTAAACTGCGTTCCAGTTTGTTCCACGGAAAATTAGCGTAACACTACCATCGGTAGCCGCTAAAATTGGGTAATAGGCCGCATTTTCGATTGTTTCTGCACCATTTGGTACAATTGTGATATCGCTGGTATTAGTAGCCTCCGATTTAATCACAACTTCACGACCATCTACTCCAGCCGTAAGATTAATGGTAATAGCTGCACCGGTTCCTACTACTCCAAGATAGTAGTTAGGCGTTGTGCCTGCACTGTCTAGGGTATAGGGACTAGCTGCGTTGTTGACAAGTTGAGTATTTACTTGGCCATTAGGTGCAACACTAATCACACCGTTGGTTACTGAAATACCAGTACCAATTTCAACCACACCATAACTGGTGGGTGAAGCTAAGGGAGAATTAAAAGCCATTTTGTTATCCTTATTATTAGGCTATTATAATTGAATGATAGTGCATCTAACACTAGGTGTTACAGGCCGTACAGGGGCTGCCTGTACGGGAACTGTTAGTAATCGCATAGCAGTATCTGCACTAGACCATGCTATTTGCATTTGATCTCCTGCAGTTAATGCTAGGGTAAAGTTCCAATTTGCTACCAGCACACCAATGGTACCAATCACAACACTTTGTGAGTTTGTATCTGGATAATTTACACCGTTACGTATTAACCAAAAATCTATTAAGTCATTGCCGCCGTCTGTTTTATCAACTTGTGCAGTAAATTGAAAATTATAATTAGCGGTTCTGCTAACAGTAATTTGAGTTCCGGCTACAAGTGTAATGCCTACGTTGACGGCTGCGTTATTAAATGTTACAATATTTTGTGTATTAGCTACAGGATTTGTTTGCGTTTGTGTACTATAAAAATAAGCTTGATTGAATAATCCAACGGGTTGGTTTGATACTACACCATCAGTAACTTGCAGCCCACTACCAACACGCATTGCGCCGTAACTAGTAGTAGTTGCTAGTGGTTGATTATAGCTCATGTTACATTCCACTCGATTCCGTTGTAGATTAGGCCAATAGAACCCCAAGGCGAGTCGATTACATAGCTTGCTGCACCATCAATTGTACTAGCAGTTGCAACTACAGTAATTGGGTTTGTCAATGCATCACCTGTGCTGTCTTTGATAATAAATATTTTGCCTAGTGTACCAGCCGGTAGTGTAATTGTAGTTGCGCCATTAAAGATTACTCCAATAAAGTAGTCATCATTAGTAGCCAGATAAGTTGTCTCGTCTACTAGTGTAACCGGCAAGTTTGCCAGCGAACCAGGGGGACCCTGTGGTCCAGGCGGGCCTGGCGGGCCTTCGGGTCCAGGCGGTCCAGGCGGCCCAGGTGGATTATATCTAATAAATAGATCGTGATCTGGAAAAGGCGGAGGACACCAAGGCGGTATAATTGGAGTTCCTGGTGCTATATAAGGAGTCATAGGAAAACCAAAAGGCATTCCTTGTCGTTGTTGTTGTTGTTGAGCCATTTTGTAATCCTTATAAAAAAGCCCCTGCAGCTTTTGACTGAAGGGGCTGTTTACTCGCTTCAGGATTACCGAATGCTTGTATTTGTGTTAGTTGGGTTAGCGGTAAGTGTTCCGCTACCAACGTTAATTGCACCGTTAGTAATGTTTTGGCCTAGTCCGTAGATTAGATTTGCTAAGTGACCGTACTGCTGTTGTTGTTGAGTCTGTTGCTGCATCTGATTAATGTTATTAGTGTTTGTAACATTAATACCATTAGTAGCTGCGTCAATAGCTGCACGATTTTGTAGTGCAATAATTTCTGCATTTGCATCTGTAAGCTGACGATTTAGTGTAGCTTCGTATTGTGCAGTAATCAGTGCGCGGGTTTTATCGCCGTCATTTTGAACAACTTGTTGGGTCTGATTAAAACCTTGCA